TTTAAAACCCTTATATTAGTGCTACAATCACGACTATTACTAACTTTTCAGTCACCATCGAGTATTGAAAATTTGTGTATAGTCACTCTTTAGTCACACGTGGATATTAAGCTACCTATGATGGTGGATGCTTTCTTATCAGCCTCAGGAATGAAATGAGTATAAGTGTTTAAAGTAGTTGATATGTTGCTGTGTCCTAACCTGCGACTTACAGTAGCAATATCAACACCCTGATTAATTAACCAAGTAGCATTTGTGTGTCTTAAATTGTGAAAGTGTTGATTAACAATACCTAACTCATCACACAAAATTTTAAACTTTTTAGACAATAAGTTAGGAGATAAATAAGAATATATAGCATTAACAAACACTTTAGTGTCATGTTTTTTATACTTCTTTAGCATCTCTAAAGTATCCTTTGAAACTATGAGTGTCCTATAAGAACTTGTAGTTTTTGTACTTGTTACACCAAAAGATGACACACTTCTCTTAATTGTTATGGTATTTTTTGTGTAATCAATATCGTCCCAATGAAGACCCAAGACTTCACCACGTCTCATTCCTGTTTCTATAACAAGACGAATAATAGGATATAGCGTGTATAAAGAGTTGTTGTCTTTTGATGCTGCTAATAAAGAAGATATTTCTTGTTTAGTAAATGGAATTATTTCTTTTTTAGCTCTGCTTTTTGAAAGCTTAATACTAAATTCAACAGGATTTTTAGTAATTAAGCTTTCATATATTGCCTGTTTAAAGATAGCATGTAAAGTAGTCTTTTTTGTTTTTATAGATGTAGGTGAATTCTTTTTTACATTTAACATATAATTAAGTAACTGATTGATTTTATTTACATCTATACGTGATATTGGTGTATCCTTAAGTATTGGTATGAAATCTTTCTCTATATGTGTTTTATAGTATGTAAATGTACTTTCTTTAATTGTATTCTTTTTTAATTCAAGAAAGTGTAATGCAAAGACATTAAAAGGTGTATTAGAAGTATGTGTTAAAACACCTTTATTTTTATCAGCTAAAGCATTTTGAAGTTTCTTTAACACTTCAGCCCTTGATGTTCCGGAAAACGTCTTACGTACTCTTTTATGCGTTACAGGATGCTTTCCTAAATCAAGAAATGCTCTAAAATGTCCTTTACGATACTCAACGATTGAACCTTCACCTTTGGTTCTTCTTTTTCTATTATTAGGCATATAAAATAAAATAACCTCCTTTCGTGATACATGTGTGCCTATTATAGACACATCATACACTAAAAAGGAGATTAAAGGAATTGCTTAAAGGGAAAAATATGTAAAAAATGTGAAACGTCAGTTAATATTAAATATATTTCTGTTTACCCCCTGTGCCCCTTTAAAGTAAACAATAACAATATTAACAATAATAGTAAAGATTTAATTTAGGTTTGCAATAAAAATACCATGGATATATCTTAATAAATACCATGGTTTATCCTTAAAAATCAAGTAATGTTATTTTATATAAAGTAACTTATACGATGATACCTAACTTTTTTAAGTATCGTGTGCCAATATTTGTGCCTATGCCTTATTTTTTTGTATTGTCAACCTAAAGTGCTCTAAAGGTAAACAATAAAAATTTCTCTGTGTTTCATGCGAACAGATGTTCTATTATGTATAACTTAAATGTTATAGGTTGTATATAATTATAACAGATTTATAACAAAAATGTTATAGATATAAACTTTTTATAAAATTTCATCTGTAATTATAGGATATATAACATAATTGTTATAACAAATGTTATTAATTGAATGATATATAACATAATTGTTATACTAATATGCTATTGTACATAAATATATAACATAATTGTTATACATTAATTCCCTGAACGGTATTCCTATATTTATTTTATATACATATATAGGGAATTAATTTTCTTCTTTTTTTGTATGCTCTTTGATAAAATTCAATATAAAATTACGTAAAATAGCTGCGGAATTATAACCGTATTTTTCACACAAATTATAATAAGTAGTCTTCATTTGTGGGGTAACTCTTAAAACAATTTTATCAATTTTCAAATCTTTTTTTGCCGTGTTTTCTTCGATAAAATCTAACTTTTTTGTCATTTTTTATACCGTTTTATACTCTCATACATAAAATTATATAAAGCAGTAGCAACGGGAATATTATTTTTTTTACATAAAGCAGTAAAAGATTCTTTTAATTCCGTATCTACACGCACTGTAATAATATCATTCTTTACTTTTTTATCCTTGAAAACATCGATAAAATCTAGCTTATTAGACATATTAAAAACTCCTATAACGCATTATAAAAATTCTATGACTATTCAAAATGAATTACATGCTGTATACTACATTCAGAAGTCAAGGGACAAGCAACAACAACAACAAAATCAACAACCTTGACAATAGTCGAAAGGGGGACACCGTATAGAAAAAACTCAATACATGAGAAAAGTCGATAGATAAGCGGTTACTTAAATATCGACTAAACTCAATAAACTAAAACTGAATAAATCGTTACAATTCATCAGTCAGTGCTATAGATATTATAGACTAGTGAATTAACTCCGTCAAGTACTGAGACGTGAGAAATTGCAAGGGGTAGCGTGTACCTTGTATGATACGCCAGGTTAGGGGCGTCAGACGTAACCTAAAGAGAGCAAAGTAGTACCAATGATTTATAAGCTCTATCGACAAATAACGATTAGAATTATTTGAGATTATCAGGCTATCTAAAAGCTTTTTAAAAAGCAAAGGAGCAGAAGATATTATGAGTATATTATTAGAAAGAGCTATAAACGAATTAGGAGTAGTAAAAGATTATATTATAGATGAAATTGAGCAGGACAATATAACGAATATAGTAGAAATTGCAGGAGAAGCAATGGCAGGAGCCTATGCAGACAAAACATTAGTATATAATGCAAAAACAGCTGAAAAGGAATTATTAGAGGAATATAGCTTAATGAAAATTTTAAAAGAAATAAATGAATTAGATATAAATATCATTGATGATACACACATAGAGCTATTACATGTAATCATGTGTGAAAACGAATTAATTGAATATATGGAAGATTTATATAAAAGTATTGGAAGTGATAATAAGGATAATTTAATAGAGCTTGTAGAGTTAATAGCAGGTGATATTTAATAACTTAAATATATGTAAATTTAATCAAAGATTGATAGGCTTACAATATTAAAACAGTTTAAAAGGACGTATCAGGCAATTAAAAAGGTGCGTCCTTTTAAATTTAAAAGTAAAGGAGCATAAAGAGATATGAAAACAATTTTTCAAAGAGATATGAAATTTAAAGAAGTTTACTATATAAAATATGCAAATTTAAATAAATTAAGCAAACTAAAAATTATAGAAGAACTTTATAAAAATGATAATTGCGATTTTTCCGATTTAGATTTAACAGAAATATCAGAAAAATTAATAAAAAATAATACGGTTATTAGAGTTAATATGCTTTTTATGATGGTATATCCGTCACCCTATGCCGACATCTTAAATGAAAATGATTATATTGATGAATTCATACCGAATTTTGATGACCCCATATTAGATGATTTAATTATTACAGCACTTGATTTTATACAAAAACAACCAAAGATTAGTAAAGTTTTACAGAAATTTATTGAAAAACATTTAGATATTTAAAACAGTTTAAAAGGACGTATCAGGTAATTAAAAAGCAGGTACGTCCTTTTAAATTTTAAAAAAAGGAGCGGAATCGGATATGGAATTATACAGAAATTGTAAAAATGCAAAAATTATATATGATGAAGGATACAAAAAAGAGTATGTAGTCTATGGAGGTTCATTTTTCATAGAAAAAGAAGTATTGGAAAATGAATACATGAATCAGGGGTATCCAGAAGACATTGACAAGTTTATTATAGACATTAGAAATAACGAATACGAAAAGCAAAAAAACCAATGTGAATACATCTTAGATGACCTCGACCCCGTAACGATTCAGAAATTAGCGTGGAAATATGAAAACGCTTTAATAACAATAATACAGTGCTATAATAATCAGGAGGAGGATGAATAAAAACATATGATAACATTAAAAATAAAAAGCGTTTTAGAAAAGGGAGTAACACATAAGTACAAATATAAAAAGACATTAAAAAAAGCACAAATTAAAGAAGTAGAAGAAGCATTAAATGAATCATTGCAACTACTGTATGATGATGGAGAAATTGAAAGCTTAAAAGACGAAAAAAACACAATTGAAAGCTTATTATATTACTCAGATTTCATTGAAAATTGTGAAATATGAGTGGAATCTGAAATTAATTGATAAAGGACGTATCAGGCAAGTAAAAAGCAGGTACGTCCTTTTAAATTTAAAAGTAAAGGAGTAAAAACATATGATAACTAAACATTATAAAAATACAGTATTAAAGCCACTTGTAAAATCTATCCTATATGATTTTTTAAAAGAGCTAATGAAAAAAGATAATTTTGAGAATTTTTTAAAAAATTCAATGTTTAAAATACAACATATAACACTATTACAAGGACACAATTTAGAAATAAAATTTATAGACAAAAAACCTTTATTAAGTGTAGAACACACCATCATAATAAACACATACACGAATAAAGCATTTATAATGTTTGCAAGGGAAAAAACTACAGTAACAGCAACATTGCATGATATACACTATACGTTTAATACCATGTATTTACGTGATTTTTTCTATAAAATATTAAGAAATGAATAATGATAAGAGAAGAGCAGGAGAAAAAAGATGAAATATAAAAGCATAGCAGTAAAAAACAAAAGAAATAATAATTACATAAGAGAATATTTTATAATTCATGTGGACGAAGAAAAAGGAAAAGTAATTACATATGATATAACGAATCCACACGGTTGGCAATTTATATTATTTGATAAAAGTACACTAATAGAATTTTTAAAACCTGAAAAATACTATGAAGAAAGTTATAAATATGGGAGCAGGCAAGTATACCATACATTGAAAAACAACAGAAAAGGAACAATTAATAAATTTCTATGTAATGCAATATGGAGTTTTGATATGTACGGTATTAATGGACCAGCAGATGGAAAAGAATATATTACTCCTATATTAAAAAAGCTTTTTAAGAATAAAATAGGAATAGAACGTTTTGACCTTTATAAAAATAAGATAAAAAAAGAATATATAGTAGTAGAAAAAAATTAAAACAGTTAAAAGGACGTATCAGACAAGAAAAATCAGGTATGTCCTTTTTAAATTTAAAATAACAAGGGGAAAAGTATGAAAAAGATACTTACACAATACAATATAAGACTTGTAAAAGAGCAAGCAAAAAAATATGAATTACCAAGTATTAAAGCAAACTCACCTAAAAATGTAGCATGTATTGCAGATAGTATTTACAACTTTGAAACACTCACTCAGGAATGCTTAATATTAATTACATTAGATATAAAACTTAATGTTATAGGTATATTTGAAGTTGCACGAGGAGACATATCACAATGCATTACACCGATTAAAAGTATTCTGCAGAGAGCACTTTTAACAAATGCAACAAGCATTATATTAATACATAATCATCCAAGCGGAGATACAACACCAAGCAGCCACGATGTACACACAACAAGAAAAATTGACGATGCTTGCAGGCTTTTAGATATCAACTTACAAGACCATCTCGTGATATACAATAAAAACACCTATACAAGTTTAAAAGAAAAAGGATATATTTAACACTCAAAAGGACGTATCAGGCAATTAAAAAGCAGGTACGTCCTTTTAAATTACCCAAAAAGGAGAATCGGACATGTTTGAATGGATAGAAGAAGAATACACGGAAGTATTTAGATACGAAGACCTAAACAAATCCGCACAATACGACATGAGAGAAAAATATTTGGAAGACATAGAAGAATATCTATCAGAATTAGGTGATTTTGAAGAAGCAATACAAAACTTTAAAGACGACCACGAAAGAGAACCTACCGCAGAAGAATACACGCAAATCATAAATGAAACAATTGAAAAAGATGCCCACATGTTCTTTGATTCACATCATTTTGTGTGGGAAGACGAATACGGACACGAATTTGATGACTGAGGAGAAGAAAAAATATGAAATTAAAAACACAAATTGCAGTAATAGTAATCATTCTGATATGCATCGGAGCAGGATACATCAGGTATAAAACGAATCAACCCTACTCCTACATCGAATATCACAGGGAGGTAGGACGTGGAGAGACTATATGGGGCATATGTAGCGAAATTGCTACCGACAAAGAAGACGTCAGGGAACTCGTGTGGCACACCATGAAAATTAATAACATAAAAAGCGTTGACCAAGTACAAGAAGGCTTGATGCTTGTAATACGCACAAAAAGAAAAGGCAACACAGAAAAACCATATAAAGGAGAAATGGAAAACTCATGTATACAGAAAAGAAAAGACAAATAGAAGAAGTAGTAGACAGGGTAATGCTAGAAATTGAAATGGACATCGTGGAAAGGAGCAACAGAATAACAAGCGGACTTGACATAGAAAAAATGCAGGCAATACAAGCACTGAAAAGCAAGCTGTACACAAAACTGAAAGAACATTACAACCTATAAAACAAAGGAGTAAAAACACATGCAGGCAACATTTGAAGATGAATTGAAAATAGAGTGGGAATACAAGCACAAAGCAGAGCAGGACTTAAAAAACCATCTCTTAAAAAAGAAGCAAGACGGAAATGCAAGTGAAACAGGTATAGGCACAGGAATCATGAACTACCTATACGATACATTTGCAAGCAACTTGCAAGCATTTGTGGAAAAAGCAACACAACCGAAAAGCGGAGCCGTACCGATATATACACGCCTACTCAAATGGCTGTATAATGACGTATACGCAGAAGACCATACAATGTGTATCGTGTTATTATCCATGATAACCTTAAGTGCTTCTATCAACGGAGTACATGCAGATAACATTTTCACAAACATTGCAAAGTATATAGGAAATGAAATACTAAAAGAAGCACACACCCAAGAATTTATAAATCACACAGTTGAAAAAGAATCGGATGCAGTAAAGCAAGGAAAAATACTATACAGCATTAAAAAGGGATTGAAAAATCGTAAATCTGATTACTACAGGGCATACTATACCGAGCATCTGATGGATATATATAAATTTGATAAAACCGAGTTCAACTCAAAAGAAGTCATTCTCTTAGGAGCAAAACTCATTGAAATTCTTCTGAACTCGTGTGATTTATTTGAAATTTATAAACCAAAAAGAATGGATGAAATAGATAGACTCATACCCACAGAAAAATTTTGGAAAATATGGAACACAAATGAACTGTATTTGATTAATAAAGTACACGCAAATTGTCCTATGGTAGTACCTCCGCTGCCGTGGAAAAATCGACACAAAGGCGGATACCACGGAGAATTAAAACGTTTTCACAGCTTTATTCGAACAGCAAAATTCACGTGGAAAAGTTGTAAAAATTATTACTATGATAAATACAAAAAGCAACTTGACCAAACAAACCTCACACGAGTCTTTGAAGTAGTGAATCACATACAAGCAACACCGTGGAAAATTAATAAAGACGTTATGCACATACTTGAAAAAGTGATAGACCGTGGAGGAGAACTTGCAGGACTCCCACGATTACAACCCTTTGAGCATCCACCGATGCTTAAAAACCCCACACAAGAGCAACTCCAAGAACACAAGAAAAAACTACACACACTATACAAGCACGAAGCATCAAGAAGTGGAAAAGCAATTAGAACATTTATGAATTTTGACACAGCAAAAACATATGCAAAATACGATAAAATCTATTTCCCACACAACATCGACTTTAGAGGTAGAATCTATCCTATACCCACTTTTTCACCACAAGGAAATGACCTGAATAAAGGCTTGCTACTACTTGCAGACCCACAGCCACTTAAGAAAGAAGAAGACCTTAAGTGGTTTTTTATTGCAGGAGCGGAGCTTGCAGGCATCGACAAAGTACCCTTTGAAGAATGTATCAAGTGGGTACAAGACCACGAAAAGCAAATAATGGCAACAGCACAAGACCCGATGAAAAACATAAGTTGGTGGGGCGAATTGGACTCTCCGTGGCAGTTCTTAGGATTTTGCTATGAATACAAAAAATATAAAAAATATATCGAAGAACATAAAACACCGATAGGATTCATGACAGGACTTGTCATACCATTTGACGGCACATGCAGTGGCTTGCAGCATTTCTCAGCACTCCTTAGAGATGAAGTAGGAGCAGCAGCAGTCAATTTAAAACCCGACACAAAACCGCATGACATATACCAAGAAGTCGCAGACGTAGTTATAGAAGAAGTCGAGAAAGAAGCACAAACAGGCACACAAGATGCCTATGTCAAGAATAAAAAGACAGGCAAAGAAAAACTTAAATACGGTACACGTACACTTGCACAAGGATGGCTTGCATACGGCATCACACGCAAAGTCACCAAAAGAAACGTTATGACATTGGCATATGGCTCAAAGCAATTCGGATTCACAGAGCAACTTCTGCAAGACATCATTATACCTAATATCGGAGCAGGAATATTCACGGAAGACAACTCATTTGCATACGCACAATACATGAGTAAACACGTGTGGCAAGCAGTAAGAAAAGTAGTCGTAAAAGCCGTGGAAGGTATGAAGTGGCTACAAGACATCAGCAGACTTGTCTGTGATAATGACCACGTAATTACGTGGGTAACTCCTATGGGATTCCCTATACAACAGCCATACATGGTATATGACATAGAAGTATATCAGATGCGAATAAGGAACAAAATAAAAAGGTTCTATGACCCGAAGATGACAGGGGACATAGACAAAAGAAAGCAGACATCGGCTATTGCACCCAATTTTATACACAGCATGGATGCATCACACCTGCAAATGACCGTAGAACACGCATTCAATGACTATTCTATTAAAAATTATGCAATGATACACGATTCATACGGTACATCACTAGGAGAAGCGGATAACCTCTTTAAAGCAGTCAGAGAAGCATTTGTGGAAATGTACACGAATTTTGACGTCCTCACACTCTTTGAAAAAGATATTACACCGAATATTGACCCCACAAAAATTGACCGCCTGCCACAACAACCATCAAAAGGTAAGTTTAAAATCAAGCAAGTTTTAGACAGTTTATATGCATTTCATTAAGGTAATTGTAGCACTAATATATAGCTAATTGATTGTCGCACAGTTCAGTGAAAAGGAGACCCCCTATAAGTAACTTATAAGTAAACTATAAGTAACATAAAAGTATTAATACTTAATGTTGTTGTTTATAAAAACTAATAATATACGTTATATAAAGTACCTATAAGTATAACTAAAAGATTACATATAAGTTTACCTATAAGTATATAGGGGGATAAAACCTTACTAACAAGATTTGTTTTAAATCATCAGCAGCAACAGCAACAACAAAAATTTTATGTGTAAAAAGGAGGAACCGTATGACACATTCAAAAGATGACTATGATTATTTTTATGAGAACAATGAAGAAGAAGAAGGAAAGGAGGAAGAAGAGGAAGAGGACTACATCTTTTTTGAAGAGATGCCGAAGCATAAGCAAGAAGAAATTAATAGAGAGTGGATAATGCTGTATGGGCATCCATACGTGGTAACCGATGAAGAACACCAAGACATGCTGAAAGCTCAAAAAAGACGTAAGCAAAAAAGAGATAGTGAAATAACAAAAACATTAAAAGACATTGTGGAAATACAAATCCTGAAAGCAGTCAACAGACCTGTGGAAACACCTGATTACTACAATGAGATGCAGACACAACCCATAGACGTGATGCGGAATCTGATGACAGATGAGCAATTCACAGGCTTTTTGTGGGGAAACATTATAAAATACGCAATGCGATTCAACACAAAAGAAAGCAAAGAAAAAACAGCACAAAAACTTGTGGTATACAGCAAATGGCTGTTGGAACACACACAAACACAAACGAAAGGAACAGAAAAAGACAACTATGGAAACGAAAAAGGCTTCTACACAAAAGAGCAATAGCAGAATACCTAAAATAGAACTTGAAAAAGTAGATAAAAATGAACGGTGGATGCTTGAAAAAATAGATAAAAACATTAAATACACCGGATGCACGCTGTATTCCAACGGAATGTACAATGTATACCGCACACGCTCCATAAAAACCAATATACGCATAAAAAGCATTCCAAAAGGCTACAGCTTAATGATTGTACCCACACAAACTATTCAAAGGTACAACCTTGTAATGAATCATTACTACTCACCTGTCACAAACGAATTGATATTGTATTTTAAAAACGAAGAAGTTTACGAAGTATTTATAAAGCACGGCATGCCCATAGCAAAGCTGATGCTGAAAAAAGACATACAGTACACAATTGACCACAACGAAGAAGAAGAATAAAAAAACAAAGGAGAAGAAAACATATGACAAACAAAAAGAAATATACACAGATAGTAACACCGAAAGGCGAAGCACTTTACGCACACCTTGTAAAACCTGAAATGTACCAAGGACAAGACCAAGGATTTTCAATTCAAATCAAATTAAACAAAAAAGACACCGAAGCACTGATAGCAACCATTGACAAAGAACTTGAAAAAGCAAAGCAGGAAATGGACTTACCGACAACGGCAAAGTGGAGCAAAGAGCCTTTCTTGGGCTACAAAGAAGATAAAAACGGAGATATTGTGTTCAAATTCAAAGCATCAAGCATGATTAAAACTCGCACAGGCGAAGAACTGAAAAGAAGTATTGCAGTATTTGACTCACAAGGAAACTTAATCTCAGGAGAAAACATAGGCAACGGAAGTACCATCAGAGTATCAGGGTACTTAATGCCGTTCTATGTAAGCAAGATTATAAATGGCATCTCACTCAAATTAACAGCAGTACAAGTAATTGACCTTGTACCCTACGGAGGCGGAAGAGACGCACAAGCATACGGCTTTGAAAAAGAAGAAGGCTATGTAGCACCTGCACCTGAAGAAGAAGAATCCGAACCAATAGAAGAAATTGAAGAAGAAGAAATAACAGGAGACTTTTAATGCGATTTTCACGCTACGGAGGATGGAGTAAATCGTACGACAAAGGGATGCGTTCGGGATTGGAAGAAAGCATAGCCGAGCAATTAAAAAATGCAGGCATAAAAGTAAGCTATGAAAACTTTAAAATAAAGTATGTTCTACCCAACCCCGAACATACCTACACACCCGACTTTGTGCTACCAAATGGGGTAATCATAGAAGCAAAAGGATACTTCCAAGCCAAAGACCGAGTAAAACACAAAGCGATAAAAAAACAATATCCTCACTTGGACATCAGATTCATATTCAGCCGTTCAACCAACAAGCTAAACAAAAAAAGCAAAACAACCTATGCAGCTTGGTGTGAAAAGAACGGCTTTTTGTATGCAGACAAATACATACCCGATTCATGGTTAAAAGAACCGAAAAAAGAAAATCAACTAGGACTGATTAAAAAAGAAAAGAAAGGAGGCAAGAAAAAGAATGGGAGATAACAGAGTGCTTTTTGCACCGAGAGAAAAAACCGAAAGAATCATATTCGATGTAAGGAAAACTGAAGACAAACCGCTTGAAGACATTTTCAATATAATGCGAAAAAACGGCAGATTCGACACAGGCTATCATTTCTTCATACACAAAGACGGAAGTATTGAAAAAGACAGACATGAGCACGAAGTAGCAGGATTTCAATTCAAACACTGTGAAACGGCAATAGCCGTAAAAGTCACACGACCATACACCTCGGCACAAAAAAGAGCAAAAGAAGACTTAATAAAAGAACTCAAAAAGAAATACCCGAAAATAAAAATAAGGTATGCAAAATTCAAAACGAACAACATTTTGGAAGAAGAAGAATTGTTGTTGGAGAGAAAAGGGGAAAAGTAAATAAAATGGCAAGTATTGTAAAAGCACATTTACCATGCAACACATGCGGTTCACACGATGCATTATGTACATACTCGGACGGAAGTACATACTGCTTCTCATGCAACACCTGCATCCAAAAAGGAAACAATGACACAGTAACGATACCGCAAGACAGCCTTGTGATTTCATCACTGAAAAAACGTGGAATCACAAAGGCAACTTGCCATAAATACGGCTACTACATCAGCAAAAACGCAAAAACACCGATGCAAGTGGCTTGTTACTATGATGACAACGGTGAATGCATAGGAAAGAAAATACGCTATCCTGACAAACATTTTGCAGTAGAAGGCACCATCTCACACAGATTCTTCGGACAACATTTGTGGGCAAACGGACACATGAAAAAACTTGTAATCACCGAAGGAGAAATAGACTGCCTCACCGTATCACAACTGCAAGAAAATAAATACCCCTGTGTATCCATACCGAACGGAGCGGCATCTGCAAAAAAAGTATTCAAAGAAAATATGGAATGGTTAAACACCTTTGAAGAAGTAATCGTCATGTTCGACATGGACGAAGCAGGAAGAAAAGCAGTAGAAGACGTGCAAGGACTGTTGAAGCCACGCAAACTGAAAATAGCAAACCTACCGCTGAAAGACCCGAACGAATGTTTGATAGCAGGACGTGGACAAGAAGTAATCCTTGCAATATGGAACGCAAAAGCCTACAAACCCGATGGAATCATAAACGGCAAAGACACGTGGGAACTCATAAGCAAAGCGGAAGAAGAAACAAAATGCTATGAATTTCCGTGGGAAACGCTGCCGCTGAATAAAATGACGCTAGGCATGAGAAAAGGAGAATTGCTCATACTCACCGCAGGTACAGGAGTAGGAAAAACAACATTCATAAGACAGATAGCCTACGACCTCGGAGTAAAAAAGAAATTGAAAATAGGGATGCTCATGCTCGAAGAAAATATCAAACGCACCATAAAAGGCTTAATGTCGGTAGCAAGCGGAAAAAGACTTTACATCAACAGACAAGGCTTATCTGACAAAGAGTATAAACGTTGCTTTGATGAAGTCATGGGAAACGGCAATTATATTTTGTACGAACACTTCGGTTCACTCTCAGGAGAAAACCTCATGGACAAAATAAGATACATGACCCTTGCAGAGCAATGCGACTTTATAATCTTAGACCACATAAGCATAGCAATATCGGGACTCGAAGGAGACAACGAAAGAAAACTTATAGATATACTCATGACACAAATGCGTTCACTTGTAGAAGAAACAGGAGTAGGGATGCTCGTTATAAGTCACCTTCGAAGACTCTCAAACGAAAGCACAAGCCACGAAGAAGGAGGAGCAACAAGCCTCTCGCAACTCCGTGGAAGTGGAGCAATAGCACAACTTGCAGACACGGTAATAGGGCTTGAAAGAAACCAACAAGCACAAGGAATGCAAAGAAACATGGTGAGAATACGTGTACTCAAAAATCGCTACACAGGAGAAACAGGCATAGCAGGATACCTACAGTACAGCAAAGAAACGGACAGACTCACCGAAGTAAAAGAAAACGAGAATCCGATGCTTAATGCACAACAAGAACAAAACAATTTTTAATAAAACAAAGGAGAAGATATGAAACCGATACATGATGATGATATGGAAGAATGGGAAAAAGAATACTATGATGAACTGTTCTATGATGCTATGAAAAACAGTAATTATTGTGAAACTTGTGGAGAAGACCACGAATATTTGAAATGGCTTGACGAAAACTTAGGAGAGGAAGGCAACTACGATGAAGACTAAATACATTGCATACAGCTGTTTTTACTCAAAAGTAAACGGAAAAAAATTAACCTTACCGATAAAAAAGACAAAAGAAGAACTCAAACATTGGCACAAAAACAACCGAATAGAATACATCATAGAACTCCAAGATGCCCTGTGGGAAGCATTGGAAGAAAAATACCATTGGAAGAAAAAAGAACTTGAAAGAAGGGAAGTGAAAATAACCGAAGAAGAAACAAAAGAATAAAAAGAAAGGTTCAAAATATGCTTATATTCGACATAGAAACAAACGGACTTTTAGATACAACAACGCAAATACACTGCATGAGTATATTGGACACACACAACCTTGAAGTACAAGCATATAGACCGTGGGAAATAAAAGAAGGCATACAAAGACTCATGCACGAAATAAACAATGACGGTACAATTTGCGGACACAATATCATAAGCTTCGACATACCTGCAATAGAAAAACTCTACCCGAAAGAATTTCACATCCAAAAAGAAAAGCATACACACATAATCGACACACTCGTCATGGCACGCTTACTGAACTCAAACATACAAGAACAAGACCTCATCAGATACAGAAAAAAAGAACTTGCAGGAAACCTCATAGGCTCACACTCACTCAAAGCCTACGGACATAGACTCGGTATATTGAAAGGCACGTATGCTGAAGACAACGAAGAAGCGTGGGAAGTATACAACGAAGACATGCTCGAATACAACAAACAAGACGTAAGAGTAACCTACGCACTATATAAAAGTTTTCAAGACCGTATAAAAGGAATGGAACAAGCCATTTTATTGGAACACAAAGCACAATGGCTGATGACGAAAATGGAAGAAAACGGATTTCCTTTTGATATACCCGATGCACTGAAACTTGTAAAAACACTTAGACAAAGAGCAGAAGAAATAGACACACAAATAAGTGCTGTTGTGCCTAAAATACCTGATAAAGTTTTTACACCCAAAAGAGATAATAAAAGACTCGGATACAAAAAAGGAGTACCTATCCAACGCTACAAACCATTTAACCCAAACAGCAGACAACAAATAGAATGGATATTCAGAACCCACTACAACTACACACCCGACAAAGCAGACCTCTACACCGAAGAAGGCAGACTGAAAATAGATGAATCTACATTTGAATACATCGAAAAAGATGAAAAAGCACCTCAAGGAGCAAAAAAGATAGCACCCCTATTTGAAGAAAGACTCATGCTGTGTAAAAGACTCGGACAACTCGCAGACGGAAAACAAGCGTGGTTGAAACACGTAAAATCAGACGGAAAGATACACGGAAGAGTAAACCCGAACGGCACAGTCACAGGCAGAGCCACACACAGCAACCCCAACGTTGCACAAGTTCCACACGTAGGCACACCCTACGGAGAAGAATGCAGAAAACTTTTCAACGTCCCACAAGGATGGACACAAGCAGGAATAGACGCATGTGGACTTGAACTGAGATGCTTGGCACACTACCTGAGCCCCTACGACAAAGGAAAGTATGCACACGAAGTAGTACATGGAGACATCCACACCTCAAACCAAAAAGCTGCAGGACTTGCCACAAGAAACCTTGCAAAGACGTTTATCTATGCATTCCTCTACGGAGCAGGAGACCTCATGATTGGTGAATTGGTAGGAGGCAAAGAAAAAGAAGGAAAAGCAATAAAAAAGAAATTTTTCAAAGCCACACCGTCAATAAAACTCCTGAAAGAAGACATAGAAAAAGCACTCATAAAAACAAGAATCTATAACAGAAAGATTCAATGGAAAAGAAAATACCTCAGGGGGCTTGACGGAAGAAAACTCTATGTACGCTCTATTCATTCAGCACTGAACTTGCTACTTCAAAGTGCAGGAGCATTGATATGTAAATATTGGATAGTGCGAACCGAAGAAAGACTCACACAACGAGGATACAAACACGGTTGGAACGGAGACTTCGTGTTGATGGCATGGGTACATGACGAAGGACAATACGCATGCCGTACGGAAGAAATTGCAGACGTAGTCATTCATGAAGCACAAGAAGCTATGAGAGACACACAAAAACACTTTAAATTCAGAGTACAGTTAGATACGGAAGGAAAGAAAGGTAAAAATTGGTATGATTGCCACTAAAAAGAACAAACCGCTCTACTTGCTTTTTGACGGAGACATGCTTGTATTCGAAGCCGCTGCCTCATGCGAAACCACAGTTAATTGGTATGGAGACGTGTGGACAGTACACAGCAACGCATCGGACACACAAGCAATGGTAGAAGACCGAATAGCGGACATAACAAGTAAAATACTGACAAAATTAAATATAGACACAAAATACGAAATAATTATATGCTTCTCAGACCCTGAAAAGAACTTCAGAAAAGAAATACTGACAAGCTACAAAGGAACAAGAAGCGGTAAACTCAAACCCACAAGCTACGGAGCAACAAGGACGTGGATAGAAGAACGCTACAACTGCTGTTGCTATCCTACCCTTGAAGCGGATGACTGTGTAGGACTCCTTGCAAACAAATACAAAGGACACGAAGTACACATAAGCGGAGACAAAGACTTCAAAACCATAGCAGGAATATTCTACAACCACCTGCAAGGAGAAATGTACACAATAACGGAAGAAGAAGCATACCGAAATTTCTTGGTACAAACACTTGCAGGAGACACAGCCGACAACTACAAAGGATGCCCACGCATCGGAGTAAAAAGTGCAAACAAAGCATTTGACAGTTATGGAGTATCGTGGGAAACGGTAGTATGGCTGTTCAAACACGCAGGACTCACCGAAGAAGATGCCCTTACACAAGCAAGAGTAGCATATATATTACAAAAGAAAGGAGACTATGACATAAAAAGTCATAAAGTGAGATTATGGAAACCATCAAAGAAGAACTGAAAAAACCATACGTAACACAAGAACTTGTAGACTACCTGAATACATGGTTCAACCTTGACGCTTGCTTATGTAACGACATAAAAAACTTAAGACAATTCTATGGCTACTGCAAAGGAATAAGAGACGTCATAAATCACCTTGCAATGCTTGCAGAAGAAGGGAAAGGAGAGTGAAAAACAGATATGTGTTTATTTAAACCCCCGAGCATAGACATGCATCCCACAGGAAGAGACCTCATGCCTGAATCCAACGCAAAAGAAGTAAATGCACCTATGTTCGGAGATACATTCAATCAAAACAAAAAGAAAGGCACACGAGCATTAAGAATAAATAAAAACAATGAAAAAACACCACCCAAAACATTAGGAAGTAACGGAACAGGTGTAAACATTATTTAAAAGAAAAGGGGAATAGACATGGAAGAGATGCTACAAACAGTAGCTATTGCAGTGATAGGATACATACTGTTTGTATATATAGTGCGGAAGTTAGAGAAGCTGATAAAGTAGGAAAAATTAAAAGTTAAGAAAAGGAGAAAATAAATATGTGTTTAAATCATAGTGCACCGAAAATTGAGCAGCCTGCAGTACCGGTACCCGATGCCGAAAAATCAAAGAACCTTGTAAACCTTGACACTGCATCGGAAGGTATAAAGAAGAAAGCACGTGGAAAACGTGGACTGATGATAGAAAAGAAACCACCGACCACAGGAGCAACAGGCACAGGACTGAGCATCTAAAATGAAAAACAACAATAACAACAAAAGAAAAGAAACGGCGAAAGCAGTCTATGAAAGGTTGAAACAAGCAAGAACACCATACATAGAACGTGCCGTAGAATGTGCAAAATACACCATACCGTCCCTATTTCCACGAGACGGAAGCACAGGAAGCACAAAATTTGAAACACCATACCAAAGTGTAGGAGCAAGAGGAGTGAACAACCTTGCATCAAAACTCATGCTTGCGTTGTTCCCACCGAATGCCAACTACTTCAAACTCTCCCCCGGAGACGAAGCACAACAAGAACTTGACCAAACTCCGCAGGCAAAAGCACAAGTAGACCAAGCACTCATGAAAATGGAATCAAAAATTGTGGAATATGCCGAAGCACACCAATACAGAGTAACACTTGCAGAAGCACTCAAAGTACTCATAGTCACAGGCAACGATTTATTATTTCTACCACCCAAAGAAGGCGGAATGAAACTCTATAAATTAAACACCTACGTACTTGAAAGAGATGCATTAGGAAACGTCATACAAATAGTTGCAGTAGACAAAATCTCATACGTGGCACTCCCTGACGAAGTAAAGAGAATGGTGGACAAGAGCGGCACAACACCGACTACAAGCACACAAGTGGAAATATATACACACGTGTACCTTGAAGATGACCAATATCTCTCATACCAAGAATACAAAGGACAAATAATTCCTCAATCCGAACAAAGCTATCCGAAAGACAAAACACCGTGGATACCCTTAAGAATGGTAAAAGTAGACGGAGAAAGCTACGGACGAAGTTTTGTGGAAGAATACTTGGGAGACTTCAAATCATTGGAAAACCTCACAAAATCCATAGTGGAAGCATCCCTTGTAGCGGCAAACATCTTATTCTTGGTGAATCCGAACGGAGTAACACGTGTAAGACACCTTGCAAAAGCAAAAAGCGGAGACTTCGTATCAGGAAGAATAGAAGACATAGGCACATTGCAAATAAACAAATATGCAGACCTTCAAGTCGTAAGCTCCACAATAGAGCAAATTACGGCACGCTTATCCTATGCCTTCATGTTGAACAGTGCAGTACAAAGACAAGGAGAACGAGTAACGGCTGAAGAAATCAGATACGTAGCATCGGAACTTGAAGACACACTTGGAGGAGTATACTCGATACTCTCACAAGAACTTCAACTACCGTTAGTACGTAGATTACTTGCACAACTCATGTCATTAGGACAACTCCCTGCTTTAGAAGACGGACTTGTAGAACCCACCATAACCACAGGCTTGGAAGCATTGGGACGAGGACACGACCTCAACAAACTCATTACATTCATGCAACTGATACAGCAGAATCCGCAACAAGCACAAGCAATAAAGTGGAACGAAATGACCATCATGGAAGCAACTGCATTAGGACTTGACGTTACAAACATTGTCAAGACCGAAGAAGAAATGCAACAAGAAATGCAACAACAGCAAATGATGGAACTTGCACAAAGAGCTGCACCGCAAGCAATATCACAAGCAGGACAAGCAATGCAGCAGCAGCAACAAGAAGAATAATACAAGGAGATGAAAAAGTATGGATGAAACATCAAACAACAATAACGAAGTATACGGTAAAAATGCCGTAACAGGAAATATTGATGACGTTGTATCGGACGTGGAAATTACCACAAGCGACACACAAAAAATCAATATGAAAGACACAAACACAAGCGACACACAAGAACCCAAACAAGTACAAGAAAAACAACAAGAAGAAGAAAAACAACCGCAAAAAATAAATCAAGAACAAATACAGCAAGCTGAAGATGCACTTGTAAAAGACCTTACAGACAAAGGTATTGACGTGTATAAAATGAGCGGAGAATACGAACGCACAGGAAAACTCTCCGAAGACGATTATATAGAACTTGCAAAAGCAGGATACCCTCGAAGCCTTGTAGATACCTACATAGCAGGACTCGAAGCAAGTGCAGGAGCATATGTGGAATCCGTATACGGAGTAGCAGGCGGACAAGAAAACTATGAACGAATATGCAACCACGTACGAAGCTTGGGAGACAATGCTATAGATGCCTTCAACAACGCTATCGAACAAGGAAACATAAATCAATTAGCTATCATGTTCCGTGGATACCAATCACAAATGGACTCCACATACGGAACACGAAATAGAACCCTTATGGGACAAGGAAGTGTCGGAAATCAAGGGGGAAAAGGAGGTTATACATCCAAAGAAGAAATGATAAAAGCCATATCCGACCCGAAGTACTCAAGAGATAAAGCCTATACAAAAGAAGTTGAACAGAAAATAATGCACTCAAACTTCATAGGCTGATTTTTTTTTATTTTTGAAAGGAAAATGATATATGTCAGATATTAATATTGCAACACCCGGAATGCTTGAAAACGACTCATTAGGACTCTACCTTAAAGTATTCGCAGGAGAAACAATTACAGCATTTGAAAGAGCATCGGTAACAATGGGAAGACACATTGTACGAACCATCGAACACGGAAAATCGGCACAATTCCCTGTATTCGGAAGAGCGGAAGCCGCATACCTTAAACGTGGAGGCTCATTAGACGATATACGAAAGAAAATTCCGGGAGCGGAAAAGAATATCGTCATTGACGGACTGCTTACCACATCACAACTCATTGCAGACATTGACGAAGCAATGACACACTTCGATGTCCGCAGCGAATACTCCAAACAGATGGGAGAAGCATTGGCACTCGCAGCAGACGGAGCAGTACTTGCAGAAGCGGCAAAACTTGTTGCAGACGGCAAAGAAAACATCACAGGCTTGGGAAAAGGCGAAGCACTCACCATCACAGGCACCGCAGGTATCACACAAGACTTCGGAAAAGCCGTAGTGGAAAGCCTTCTCAACGTAAAAGCGAAAATGTCACTCTTACACGTCCCTGCAACCGAAAGATACTGCTACATGACACCTATAGGAGTAAATGCACTCGTAGCATCCCTCGTGGCAATTAATCGTGACTACGGAGCGGTAGCTACAATTACGGAAGGTAACGTATTGCGTGTAGCAGGATTCGACATCATCGAAACACCGCACCTCACACAAGGCGGAGCAGATGCCACAGGTATCCTCCAAGGAAAAGGACACGTGTTCCCGACACAGTACAAAGACAAATGCACCTTCATTGCAATGCACCGTACAGCAGTAGGAACCGTAAAACTCAAAGACCTTGCACTCGAAAAAGCAAGACGTGCCGAATACCAAGCGGACATGCTCGTAGCATCCTACGCAATGGGACACGGTGGACTTCGACCGGAAGCGGTATTCTTGGGAGTAACGGCTTAACGGCAAAACAAATAAAGTTTACAGTACCTTCTTTTAAAAAAAGGTACTTCATGGAGAGCTGTAAGGGGAAACTCTTATGCTCTCCCTTTTCCTCTATTAAAAAGAAACAAGGAGAACAAAATGAACAAACTTGATGCAATAAATGAAATGCTCGGAGCATTAAACGAAGCACCTGTAAATACATTGGAAGACCCACAAAACATAGACGTAATAAACGCAATAAAAACATTGGACAGAGTAAACAGACAAATTCAATCAAAAGGATGGGTATGGAACATACTTGAAAACCATACCTTAAACCCCGATGTCTACACACAAAAAATACTGTGGGACACAAACATACTCTACATTGTGGGAACGGACGGCACGAAGTACACAAGGCAAGGAGACTACCTCTATGACTTTACAAATAAAAAAGACACCTTTGACAATGCCGTACAAGTGCGTATTATATACCTTTTGGACTATGAAGACATGCCGTTTCCTATGAGAAACTACATCGTCACAAAAGCAACACGCAGATTTCAAGCTGAAACAATGGGAGACGAATCCCTCGACCAAGTACTCTACCAAAGAGAAATGGAAGCATGGGCAAGCCTTCAGGAATACGAACTTGAAATAGAAAACTACAACGTGTTCAACCTTAGAACGGTTATGGAAAGAGGACAACGATAATATATGCGTATAACACAAACAATAAAATCAATCGTATCGGGGATATCACAACAACCCGACATACTGAGATTTCCCGAACAATTGGAAGAACAAACAAACGGCTTTTCAACTGAAAGCAGCGGACTGCAAAAAAGACCCCCGACCTTATTCATAAAAGACTTGGGAGTACACACAACAACCACACAAGCAAAAAACTATGCATGCCACACTGTAGACAGAGATGAAGAAGAAAAATACATTATGCTGTTTACAGGAGAAGACATCCTTGTATACGACCTTAAAGGAAAACAATACAAAGTAACCTATGAAGACGAAAAAAGCAAACAATATATAACCACAGAAAACCCTAGAGAAGAACTGAAAATGGTAACAATAGCAGACCATACATTTGTGGTAAATACGGAAGTAGTAGTAAAAATGTCTGAAGACAAAGTACCGTGGAAATGGAGCGACCACGAAGCACTCATCCACATACAAAAAGGTAACTACGGACGTGAATACAGTATAAAGATAAATGGAAAAAAGGTAGCGAAATATACAACACCTGACGGCGGAGAAGCATCCGACATTAAATACACCGACACAAACTACATAAGAGACATACTCGGAAATGCAATACAAACAGAAGAAGTTTTGTACACTGACGGAAAATACCATAATCAATCGTCAGGATGGCAAGTGACATATTATAACTCGGCATTCAAAATCTACCACCCTGACTACTATATAAACAGCTTTGAAGTATCTGACGGATTTAACGGAGAAGCGATGCACGCAATAAAACATGCCGTACAGAAATTCAACCATCTACCTGCAGATGCCCCTGACGGATACACCGTAAAAGTCATAGGGGACAAACACACAGGCACAGATGACTACTATGTAACATTTGATGGCAAAGAACACGTGTGGAAAGAATGTGCGAAACCGAACATCTCAAAAGGCTTTGATGCCGAAACGATGCCGCACATCCTTGTAAGACAAAGTGACGGAACCTTTAAACTTAAAAAAGCAAATTGGGACGAAAGAAAAGCAGGAGACGAAGAAAGCAACGAACCGCCCTCATTTGTGGACAACACGATAAACGATATATTTTTATTCAGAAACAGACTAGGATTTTTGAGTGGAGAAAACATCATACTCTCACGCTCGGCATCCTTTTTTAATTTCTGGCTTGCATCGGCGGTAGAACTCCAAGACACGGACACAATAGACTTGGCAGTATCAAACAACAGCGTATCCATATTGGAACATGCAGTGTTATTCAACGAAGAATTGCTGCTGTTCTCAAACAACGCACAATTTATAATGACCTCCGAAGGTATACTGACACCGCAAAAAGCCTCGGTATACTTTGCCACATCGTTCCCATCAGCAACCGAAGTAGTACCGATAAAAGCAGGACGAAGAGTGTACTTCCCTGTAAAAAGAGCACTGTACTCGGGAATCAGAGAATACTACACATTGGAAGACACACGTGGAAGCAAAGACGCACAAGACATCACCGCACACGTACCCTCACTGATTCCAAATGGAATACACAAACTGTGGGAATGCACAAACGAAAGCATAATACTTGTAGCAAGTAATGCGACACCCGATTCACTCTATGTATACAAGTACCTCTTCAGTGCAGGAACAAGACTGCAAGCATCGTGGAGCAAGTGGCACTTCAAAGGAGCGGAAATAATAGGCGGAGGCTTCTTCGGCTCAACCTTCTACATGCTAAGCAGACGTGGAAAAGATAAACATATAGTACTTGAAAAGATGATATTTACATACAACACGAAAGACTATCAAGACGAACCGTACAGAGTGTTTTTGGACACAAAAGGTATCACTGAACCTGTACCGAAAGAAAACTATGACGATATAAACAACCAAACAAAATTAAGCATAAAAAAGACCTATGGAGATTTTATTACACCCGATTCACTCTATGGAATAGTCACCGAAGACGGGCACTTCTTTACATTTACAACAAAAGAAATCATGGAAGATACGTGTAAAGTCACAGGAAACTACGTAGGACAAAAGCTTGTTGTAGGACAAGTATTCAACTTCAGCATTACCCTTTCAACAATTATGATAAAGAACCAAACGGAAAACGGAATGCAAGTAGACAACAGCGGAAGACTTCAACTTACACGTCTTTCAGTCGACTACTCGAATAGCGGAGAATTTTATACAAAAGTCACACACAAAGACAAAAGGCAAGCACGATTATACAAACACACAGCACGTATATTGGGACACGAAGCCGACAAACTCGGAAAAATGCCTATGGACACAGGAAGTATGACATTTCCTATTATGTCCTTAAACAGCAACTGTGAAATAAGCATATACAGTAACGCACCCACAGCACTGTCACTCTTAGGATACACGTGGACAGGCAACTACATTAAGAAAACAAGGAGCATTTAAAAAATGAAAATAGAACTTAGAAAAGCAAGTACTGTAGATAAATTTGACTTTGTGCGAAACATACGTAAATGGGACATGATTGAAATTCAACGAGGATACGGCATATACACAAGAGCACAACTGTTTCAATACATTAAAGAAATAGACTGTACTGTTGCTGTGGCGAAACACCACGGACACGATGAAAAAATACTTGCAATAGGTGGTATAAACGATGAACACCTTTTCAATGTAGACAACAGAAAATGCTATGTAGGTTGGATGATGTTCACACAAGCAAAAGAAACACACAGCTATGCATTCTTGAAACTTGCAAAAAGTACGGTAAAAGGAGCACTTAAAAAGTACAAAAGACTCACAAACACAGTACTTATGGCAAACAAAATGCACATGAAATTCCTTGACTTCATAGGAGCTGAATGGATAGACGATATAGAAGTGGAAAGACTCGGATTTAAGAGATTTATAATAGAAAGCGAGAACTGATAATATGTGTCAATGGGCAAGCCTTGCAACACAAGTTTTAGGTATGGGAATACAAAACCACTACCAAAGAAAAATGGCGGAAATGCAAGCACAAGGAGTACACAAAGAAACAAACTATGCCTTGCAGAACCTTGAACAGAACAGACAAGATGCCTACGATGCGGCAGTAAATGAAATCACAAAAACACGTATGAACCAATTACAGTTGGACTCACAAGTGGAAGCCTCCGTACTTGAAACAATGGAAGGTAAAACGGCGGACAGAATATTAAGAACCACAAAAGGACGTTCGGTAAGAGGTGCACAGTCGGTAGAAGACAACTATCAAAGACAAAGCAACGAAATAGACCTTAACAAAGAAACCACAGTATTATCTGCAAACGAACGATTGAAATCAATCAAAAAAGCAGGTACACCGAACGCTATGGGACAAATCCTCGGCATTGCCACAAGCTATATGAACATGAGAAGCGGTATGGAAATGCAAGCGGTAAAAGACGAATACTACACCCGACAAACCGCAACACCGTGGATGAAAGGAGCAAGTGACGAAGCTTTGTGGGGACAAAGACAACCTCTGCAGCCCTTGCAACCTCATATACCGAATACAAGTATTACAGGATATGCACGACCCTATTATTATGGTGACTCACCGTGGGCAACCGCTCTTCCTACACGTAAGTTGAAAATAAAGAAAGGATAATGAAATATGGCAAAAGAAGTAACAGGAGCGATAGGCATCCACAGACAATTCACAAAACAACCGGAAAGAACCTATCAATCTAACTTGTTGCCTTTGAAAGCCTTTTCTTCTTATGAAAGTGTAGGAGGGAAAGGAGTGGAACTTGCAAAGGCACTTAGCGGCTTAGGAGTGTCATACGGTAACTATAAAGCAGAAAAAGAAAAAGCTTTGGAATACCAAGCACACCTCTACCACAACCAACTCACAAGCTTTGATAACGAATCCACACACAAAAAAGAAGCAAGCCTCATTTTGAACGACTTGGGACTTGCACACTTAATCGACAATAAATATGCTGTTGCTGCAATAGAAGAAGAACGTGGTAAACGCTTTTCGGCAATAACGGATGCACAGTACAAAGAACTCATAGCACAAGAAGGACAACTGCAGACACCCGAAGCTGAAGCGGAAAGGTACACAAACTTCAGAAAAGACAAACTGAAAGAAATACAAGACGGTATTACATTCAGATACAACGACTATGCGTTCATGAACGGCTACACGGCAAACCAAGCATCGGCACTGTTACAAAACATTCAAACACAAAGCGATGCAAAAACAAAAGACCTTGAAACCGAAAGATTTACATCAACCACATCAAAAATCAGCGACATAGCCTACAGATACTCACTGAAATCACAAGTAAGCATAGAAGACTTCAAAAAAGACATTGATGCCTTCTCAGAACACATAGAAATATCGGGATATACGGCAGCTGACAGACTTAAGATGTGGGAAGCACTCACAGAGAACATAGCAAAAGAAACAGGAAGTGCAATGGCTGTGGATGCTATCGGCGAAAAAGAAGTATTCATGAACGGCAAATACACCAAACTGAAAGACCATTTGGACATAAACGGATATAAAAACATAGCATCACAAGCACTCCCTATGAAATTAAACAAGTTCGATATGGACATAACGGCAAAAATTGAAGAATTTATACGTAACGGAGATAAAGAAGGGCTGTTGAAATATGCAGAAGAATTAAGAGAAAAAGACCCCTATTTATTTAAAACACACGAAAAAGACTTCAGACGTGGAGGAGAACTTGCAGACAAAAACAAGTATGAACTTGAACGACAAAGACAACAACAATTAATGTCGGGAATACAAAATCAAGGAAACTTCGATATAGCAAGAGAATACGTAAGACGTGCACTCTCAGGACAATTTGTACCTAAAAGCTCCACATTGGGCATCTCACAACAAAACTTGGACGTGGCGATAGAAGAAGCGTGGACACAACTCGAAGGAGACGGCAACAAAGACCAAGTCACAAAGAATCGTGAACTTACCTACTTGTTGGCATGCTTTCCTGAAAGTACAAGAGCAAATGCCGTTAAAAGACGTACAAACCTCGACCTCGATACACTATCAAGCGGAGACCTTTTGAAGAAATTCAGAGACACTGCAGGACTTGGAAATATCAACTATGCAGTAAATTTGTACAGAGCGAACAAAGCACAAGCAGGTACTGTTTTAGGTAGTGACGTGTGTTCGAAACTTGCAGGACTTACAGCACTGTTGGACATCTACGGCAACGAAGAACAAGCAATAGACCTATACGTGCAGGCACACCACAAACTTGAAGAAGACGGAGGCAGGTATAAAACACAATATGAAAAAGCATTCTCCGAAAGTGCATCAGGTTGGGACTTCAGAATTGATGACTACACAGGTAAACGTACACAAAGAACCTACTACCACACTTCTGATGACAGCTTCATAGATAAAATTGCACGCACACAATACTCATACTTAAGAGCCACAGGAGCAAGCAACAACTCCGCAATGCAAGGAGTACAAGAAACACTGCAAAACAACTTCTTCATGTATCGTGGACACCTTTTACCGAACGGCTTTTTCGACTATCTTTCAGTAAGTGATAACACACCGCAAGGCAAGATAAACAATGGTACATGGATATTGGACAAGATGATAGAAAAAGAACAAGCTGCACATAGCGATTGGAACGGTGATTGGTATGTAGTATATGACGATTACTACGGAACGATAAATATCAAATGCACAGGACATGAGTGGAGTAGCGACAAATCATACACCATACAGGAATTTACCGATGCTGTAAACAACTACAGTGATGACCATCCATACAGCCCTCCTGCACCTACATTCATAGACACAATAAAAGCAAAAGAAACCGTAGGACACCATTTCAACAAGCAAGGAAGATTTTGGTTGCCTGATTACAACTGAAGAAAGCAAGGTGATAATAAATGGCACGAGCCTTAACAATAAAAGACGCACAAGACGTTTCAATAGGTATCCAACGCAACACAGGAGTGTGGATAGCCCCTGAATTTTTCTTAAGACATTGGGAACACGAAACAGGGAACTTTACAAGCGAACTCTATAGAGACGGCTTTAACCCCGGTGGATTTACCACAGCAACCGACAAAGGAGCAGAATGGAAACAACCGGACGGTGGTAATTGGTATATACCCTTTTCAAGCATAGAACATGCAAAACAATACATGATACATTACTACCCTTTATACTTTGAAGACGGTATGGACAAAGCAAGGACATATAGAGACTTTGTATTGGCTTTGAAACATGGCGGTTATTTCACTGACAGTGTAGAAAATTACATGGGAGAAGGCGGAAATTTTACAGGAAGCGGTGCACTCTCAAAAGCATTCACTACGTTTTCACTACTTGACAACATGGACAAAGAACAAAACGAGTGGAACAAAAAACAGTCACTTGTAATGGGTAGCGGACAATTTGTACCACAAGCAAGGCAGCAACAGCAACAACATTCCATGTGGGACGAATTTTGGGACAAAGCGAAAGATGCGTGGATAGATGACGGCAGTGCATCCCTTTTGAGAACGGCATTCACGCACCTTACCACAGACCCCTTGAACATCTTCTCATCCTACACACCGAATAAAGATGACATGGAACTCATAGATACGGCACTCCCTTTATACACACAAAACGAAAAAGGAGAAAAAGTAGAAATACCCGGTGTAAAAGAAGCAAGAGAATATGTGTTGGAACACGCAACATCACATGATGACATGATGGAACTCATGAAGATGAAAAGAGAAGACCTCGAACGTAGAGCAAGAGTGGAAGACTACGACTATGGAATCACAACAATAGGCACCGTACTTGGAAACGTGCTTTCACCCGACACAATAGCAGCACTGTTATTGGAAGGAGCAACATCAGGCGGAGCAACACCTGTGGTAGGAGCTGAAATAGCAAGTAAAGTAACAAAAGCGACAAAACTGTTTTCAGCAATGAACAAAATGAAGAAAGCACTGAGATACAGCAAATACTTGGGAAAAGCTATAGAAAACCCCTTGACACAAGTTGCAATGAAAAGTGCTGCAGGCTCAATGACATTTTTAGGAGACAGGTGGCTTGCAAAGAACTATGGTGGCTTTCAAGTAGACTATGGAAGTGCAGGAGTACTCGGAGCAACCTTAGGAGGTGTAGCAGGCACATTAAGACACCTTGATAACCTTGCACCTAAACTTGCAGGAACTGACAAAGCAAAAGACATCATAAGAGTCACCAGTAAAATAAAAGAAGCGGAAAGACACGCTGTAGAGCAAGCTATGGACATACCATCCACACTATCACCTAAATTCAGAATGGTTCAAAAATTAAGCAAGTACGAAGACATACCGCAAATAAAAGAAGGCTCCATAGCACACAAAGCATTAAGCGAAGGTAAAGTATTTGTGTTGAAAAAAGCGGATGCTGAAAAAGTATTCAATGTAAAAATACCTGACGATGCAAAAGCATTTACAGACAAACACACAAACATAGCAGTCTTAATCAGAGAAAAAGTCAACTCCGACAACATTGACGGACTTGTAGCACATGAAGTAGGAGTACATCAAGGACTTAAAAACATAATAGGCGAAGACAACTACAAAGAAGTCATGGATGCAGTAAAAAAGCGTATGCAACACTCAACAAGCCCCGAGTGGTTAAATGCCACAAGAAAAGGAGACACACCCGAAGAAGTACTTGCTTACTACGCTGAAGAAGCATTCAAAAGAAATGACAGCATATGGAAGAAAATAAAAGATGTTGTGAAAAAAGACGAAAGCTTGGGCAACATAACCGACAAGCAACTGAAAGACCTTATAAAAGACTCTATCGAAGAAAGCAAGAAAGTAATTACAAAACATGAAGACGGAAGTTTTGACATTGCCGACCTTCACTACTCAAAAGATAACCTTGCAAAACATTGGTTCGAACAAGGATTTGAAACCCCTGAAGAAATAGCACAAGAACAACAAATGAAAACATTCACGGTAGCAGGACACAAATTCACACCTGAAGCTTTGTGGGAAGGTAACCCTGTTACCGGAAGTCTTTACGGAGTGGCACACACATCACCTATAAAAGAAGCAAGAGAGTTGGGAGCAATGCTTGCCGTTGACCCTGTACTCAGAAAAAGAGAAATTAAAATAGGTGGGAAAATAGCCGTACCTGTAGAAACAATGAAATCCAACATGACAAACGAGATGCTTATACCTTTAAACAGATACCTTAATTTAAGACAAGACTACATAAAAAAGAATATGAGCATAATACAAAGGTTCGGAAACGAAGCGAAAGAAGCACTTAACAGACAAGCTATAGAATGTGCAGACATCATTGAAAAAGGCGGAACACCACCACCGAACATCTATAAAAAAGAAGTTGTGGAAATGGCAAAGCAGTTGGTGGACTTCAGAAAAATAGAATTGAAATTGGGAGCCACATCACCTGAAAAGCTTGGTGGAGCAAAAAACCTTTTACCGTTTATAGACAACATAGAAAATATAAACGTAGACGGATTCTATAGATGGGTAGACACAGACAAACTCTACACATATATTACAAGACACTTCAAATCCAAAGAAGAAGCAGTAGAAATGTTTACCGACTATGCCGAAAGAGCGGTAGATAAAGAAAAAATAAAAGAAAAACTGTTCAAAGAAAGAAATGAAAAGTTTCAAAAAGAACTTGAAGAATTTCAAAAAAGCAACCGACTTATAAACGTCATGAGAAAACCGCCTGAAAAACCCACAGACATATCGGCGGAAGACCTTGAAGACTATATCCATGAACAAGCAAATAAATGGGCATACGGAATAATCGACAGAAACAAATCAAACCCGAGATATTTGTATAGCAAATCCGGTATAAAAGAATTTGAAGCATTCAAGTGGAGATTTCCTATGAACACAAACTTCGAAATGGACATAGGTAACGGAATTACATTTTGTTTCAATCGTGATGCACGAAGCTACGACATAGACAACATACTCCCACAAAGAATAAACAGAATGAGTGGAGAATATGCCCTTCACGCAGCATTCGGAAAAGACGGACTGAAAGAACGGATGCAGGACATAGCACTCAAATGCTCCAAGTATGAAAAGCAGTTGGGAAAACAAGAAACAGGAAGAACACTCGAAGCACTCGAAAGAATGATAGACAAAATAAGAGGAGTGGGAAACTACGATATAACAGACATGAACTCCATGAGACTTCTTACAAATCTGCTCAGAAAATGGACATACTCCACAGTAGGCGGAAACATGGGATTCAACCAAATGGGAGAAATCGGCGGTGCTGTTGCCTATGGTGGATTTAAAACACTTGGAACATACCTGCCGATTATAGGTGAAACCATATCAAGAATGCAAAGAAAAATGAGCAACAAAGAACTTGCAGAATTTGCAGAAGAAGCACACAACCTCTTATATGCACAGAAACTTGAAACAATGATATGGCACAGAACATCATCAAACAGCTACAAAGCATTCAAAGAAGCATTCAAAGACCACTCATTCATAGGAAATATGCTTGCAAAAGCCGATAAATGGGCAAACGAAACAAAAAGAGTGGTAGACACAGTAAACCAAATGCAACAACTCACCGAAGCACAAATAAAAGCAGTAAGAATATCTACACTCATGGATGCTGTGGAATGGAGCAAAGGTAAAGAATTTACAAAATTCAGAAACCCCTTCAGCTTGGATAAATTGAGTGCATCGGGAATAACCGAAGAAATGATACCTGCATTGAAAGAAAACATAAAGAAATACTTCAAAGCAAGTGAAAAAGCTACACTCGAAGAAAACCTCGAAAAGTGGAAAACAAAAGACCCGATGAGTTTCTATAAATTCAGAGAACTTGTGGATAATCAATCAAGACGAGCGATTACACAAGGGGGTATCGGAGCGGATTCATACCTTGAAGATAAAAACATGCTCACGAAACTTGTTACACAATTCAAAGCCTTTACCTTCCAAGCATTGCATGGACAGACATTGAGAGCAATTAAACACCATGAAGCGGAAGACTACTTTTCATTGCTGTTCAATATGGGAATGTCCACACTTACCTATGCCGTACTTGAAAGACTCAAAGCGGAAGGAATGTTCGGAGATGATGATAAAAAGAAAAAAGAATACTTGAATAAACGATTTGATGCGGAAAATCTTGCAGGAGTGGCACTTTCAAGACCTGCAATGACAGCACCTTTATCTTTTGGTGCCGATTTGAAACAGATATATACAGGCAATAACATGTATCGTACAACCGTTGATAATTCATACAAAGCGAGGTATAATAATACAGATGAAATACCCACTGCAACGGACTTACTATATCGTGCAATGACACAAGTACCTGCACTGTCACAATTGGATAAAGGCATGAAAGGTACACAAAGTCTTTACTCACTTATGACCGCACAAGGAGACCAACGAGATATAGACAACTTTGTGCGAACACTACCGTTAAGTACGTGGGTAGGAATGACATACATGACAGGACTGATACACTCGGCAACAAAAGACACCATACCGAAGCAAAAGAAAAAGAAGAAAGAAACAACACGTAAAACATATACAAGAAACAAAGCATCGGCAATAGACAGTATTTTAGGTAAATAAAGGAGGAAAAGACATGAAAAAAGAAAGCTTTAAAGACAAGATGATTGAGAGAATTAAAGTTTCCATATTTTTCATTCCCTTTATATTAGGTATTTATTGGTTATTCTTTGTATAAACTGTTCAATTATCAAGAAAATAAAATAACAAAGATATAGAGAGGTAGAGAAACCAAAACTCTACTTCTCTTTTATTTTTTACACGAAAGGAATATAAATGATTGGAGAAAGAAAAGCACAAATAACCTATAAAGGTGACGGCACACAGAAAACGTATAATTTCCCATTTGACTACCTCAGAAAAGCATTCATCAAAATAACGGTTGTAAGCTCACAAAAAAGAAACCACCTTGTACAAGGGAAAGACTATACGGTACACAATAAACAAGTAACCCTCAAAACAGCCCCCACGGACATCATAGAAATATACCGAAAAACAACAACAGAACCCCTTGTCACATGGCAAGATGCCTCGGTACTCAAAGCAAAAGACCTCTCACTCCAAGAAATACAACTCCTTCACCTTGCAGAAGAAACATTCGACAAAGTACAAGACGGAGGAATGGCAAGAAGCGAAAGAGACAACACGTGGGACGGAAGATACTCGAGAATAAAAAACATTCAAGACCCGAAAGAAGACCAAGACGTATTAACACTCCATTGGGCAAAAGAAAACAAAGAAAGCTTATTAAAAGCACTCACCGAAACAAGCGAAGAACAACAAAAAGCAATAAACAACCTTTGTGACACACAAAAACAAAACCTTACAGGACAATATCAAACATATAAAGAAAACATTGAAAACATAAAGACAAACATAGAACAACTCTATGAAAACATAAAAACAACAAGCAAAACAGAAAAAGAAACCATTATAAACACAGGGGACATCAAGAAAAGCGAAATAGAACAAGCAGGTAATACGTGGAAAACACAATTAGGAGCGGACTACACAACATATAAAAGTGAAATTGAAAGCTTGAAACAACAAACAGAACAATATAAAAACCTTACAAAAACCTACCACGATACCACACAAAGTAACACAACCAAAGTCACAAGCATCAAAAACACCATAGAAAAAGAAATGGAAAAAGCCGCACAATATGCAAAAGAAAGCGAACAAAACAAGAACACAAGCGAAACATATAAAAACCAAGTAACAAAAGAAAAAGAAGAAATGCAAACACTGTATGAAAACACAAAAAGCAAAGAAAAAGAAATACAAAGTACTGCAGATTCTAAAATAAATGAAATAAACAGTGTAAAAAATACAACAATAGAAACAATAGAAACAGAAAAACAAGGGACATTACAAGTAATTAACACGGCAAAAGAAGATGCAACAAAGATTAAAGACTACCTAATGAAAGCTATTTTCTCAAAAACTGCAATACCGGATGAAGGATATAAACCCGAAACGGCATTAATAGACGGACGCTATCCTTATAATGAAAGTGCATATATGATGTGGGATGCAATAAAGAACAACAAAGATACTGTACAAGAATACGTGGAAGATGCAAAGCGATATGCAAACGAAGCAAAAGAAAACAGCGGAGCAAAGAACATAGAAGAAAAACTTCAAAACAAATTCTATACAAAAGAAGAAATCAATCAGAAACTGAAAGAGCTGCCAAGTCAAAAAGTAACTGACGTATATTCCAAGAAAGAAGTAGATGATAAGTTAGAGAAAAAAGAAAATAAACTACCTGAAGACTTTTTAGATAGTATATTTAGAAATATAGAACCCTTAATAAACAAAGACCATTATCAAAAGGATGAGTGTAATGAAAAATTCCAACCCAAAGGTAACTACGCAGCACTATCCTATGAGGGTGTGGGAGGAGGATTCAGCGGTGCGTGTTTTGATACGTCCTTAAATTTTTTTGTGTTCAAAAAGCCTATACTGAATTATTATTCACAAGACGAAGTTGATAAGAAGTTTCAACCCAAAGGCAACTATGCACTGAAAAGCGACATACCCAAAGCACAAGACCTTACACCATACGCAAAGAAAACAGACCTTATAAACAAAATAGAAAAGAAAGATATTTACCAAGAAAATTTTATAAAGCTCCCTGACGGTACACTGATAGGCATAGAAACAAAATCGGGGGGGGTAAATAATACCCCGACACCACCGGAGAAATATAAACCGAATAATAAACTTGTTGAAATCGTGCCACCATCATCACCACCACAACCACCGATAGACACAAAAGACCTTGAAGATGAAATCGGAAAGGAACCCTCTATAAAACCTTAATATACTCTGAATCCAATGATTTAAAAGAAAGGAAACACACATACTTTGAACTTAAACGACATTCTCATCATAGCAAGTATTATAGGCATCATATGCGGTTGGTTCTACACACTCGTAATACATCCGTTTAAAGAATCCATACACAGCCTTGAAAAAGCAATAATGGAACTGAGAAACGAAATTGAAAAAAGCATAAACGACCGAAGGAGTCTTGATACACGCATAAGCACCATAGAAGAAGCAATGACCACCATCAAAGACCGAGTAAAAGGACTTGAAGACATATGGAAATCATTAAGCAAGTAATCAGATACCTTGTGTGTTTACCAAAAACAAAAAGAAAGGACAGCATATCCATGAAGTACATCAAATGGTATGCTGTTCTTTTTTCATTATGTATAAACATCTACCTAGTAATGACCTTTTATAAATGGTACAAACAAGGAATACCTGACGTAGCTGAATTCAGACAATTTATAACAGTACTCAGCGGCACAACCGTCATAGTCGGATTCATAAGCAAGTGGCTTGTGGACATAGACAAAGACGGAATACCCGACATTATCAAAAACGAAGAAAAGAAAGGAAACAACAATAATAATGACACCTGATGAATTTATTGATTGGCTTGCACCCTCAGCAACAAAAGTATGCAGCGAATACAACCTTCCTGCCTCCGTACTGATTGCACAAGGAGCAATAGAAAGCGGATGGGGAAAATACATCATAGGAAACTACAACGTGTTCGGACGTAAATGGAACGGAACAGGAGAATACACAACCTACGACACGATGGAATACGGAAATGACGGACAATGGTACGGAGAAAGAGCAAAATTCCAATCTTACAACTCACTTGAAGAAGCATGTCAAGATTGGTGTATCCTAATGACACAAGAACCGTTATACAACCAAGCACTCTATGTATGGAACACCACAAAAGACATAAATGCCTTCATAAGAGAAATGGCACCTGTGTATGCAACCGACCCCGACTATGCAGACAAAATAATAGGCACAATAAGAGCAAACGAACTCGAAAGATACGACAACTGATTTAAAGGGTATAAATAAGCGTTTCTATAATCTTTTTGATAAATTACTCATAAAGATATAAGAAACGCTTATAACACCCTATTAAATTAGTTTATGACGAGTTTGAAGACAAAAGGAGAGATATATGGAAGTAATAAAACTTAAAACACCTAAAGGTAAAGACATAGAAATACCCTTAAGTGAAAAAGAATCGGATATAGAAAAACCGAGACTTACAATAATAAAAAACGGAAAGAAACTATATGCACCGCTTGTAAAAGAAAAACCGAAAAACAACAAAGAAGAATTTATCATTGTAAGAACAAATGACGGAATAAATTACTACGTAGGAGAAAGTAAGAAAGAAGAAACATCAAAAATAACAAAATACATAGGACGTGATAAAGGAAAAGAAATGTCTGATAATGAGATAGGTATTAATGGTGTATTTAAGGTTCCTGAAGATGTACACATATTAAAGTTATCCATAGGGGATACTTTTATAACATATTTTAAGGTTAACCCTGAACAAAAGCTTCTTTTTACACTACATGGAAAAGGCATAACTGAAATAATGTATGCTTTAAAAGCTTTTTATGTAAATTTAAGCATACAATCGCAGCTTTTTAAGAAATCAATAGATGGAGTTACTTTTTATCAAGGTGAAGTACTTAAGATTGAATGTAATGGAGAAATAGAAAAATATGTTGGAGATAAAATAGCTGATATAAGAAATGTGTATCTCCTAAAAGAAAGTTACTATAAAAATAGTATAAATATATTGGGCTTTGATAAAGTAGATAATAGTGGCAGTGATGTTAGTGTTATTGGTAGTGAGGTTGAGGAGAACCCGGACGACTATGATGGATAGAACCGCTGCACTCAAAACACCATTCACAAAAAGAAAGGAATATAAATGAACTTTACAATAACAGACAAAAATGGAAACAAAAGAACTATAGAACTCACCGAAGACAAAGAGAAATTGGGGGGGGTAGAGGACAAGCTCGTAATAATAAAAGACGGTAAAAAATACTATGCACCGCTTGTAGAAAAAGCTGAAGAAAAATACCCGAGAATGTACGTCATCAAAAAAGACGGAATAAAAAGATATGTCGGAGACGTAGAAATAAAAGTACCGAGCGATACTATAGAAAAGAATAATTGGAAAGGTAACCCCTTAAGAAGAAAACTCCTGTGGAATTTTAAAGTTCCCGAGGGTATTACCATGTTAAAGCTAAATATAAAAAAGATAAAAGAAGATTTTTTTATAAAAGTCAGACCACTACAAGAAATAGTAATTATAGGAAAGCCTATGGGATATCGTGGGGAGCAGGCTTCGTATTATGTGAATCAACATAAGGTAAGACAGACTTGGATACGTCCTATTAGCATAAGCTTTTCAAAAGAAATTAATTCATATTCGGGAAAGGATATTTTAGATATTTCAAACGAAGAAAATCAAAGAGAATCAGACTAATAAATTTACACAAAAAGAAAGGAGAACATCCTATGGCGAAAATAAATCAAAAACTGTTGGACAAGATAGCCGAACTTGAAGTAGACATGCTCCTTGAAGGCTTAAATGATGAAAAACTGAGAAAGAATCCGTCATTCATGGAAAAAGTTCGAAAATTTCTTAAAGAAAACAACCTTGAAACATCTCCTCAAACAAAAGGTATACAAATGATAAAACAGATAACTGAAGACATACCGATATTTGAAGACAAACATATAAACTGATTTAAAGGGCATAAATAAGCGTTCCTATAATCTTTTTGATAAATTACTCAAGAAGATATAATAAACGCTTATAGTGCCCTATTAAATTAGTTTATAAGAAGAAAGGACACACAGTGTATTGGACAGAACAGCAAATAACAAAAGCAAAAGAAGATTTCAGGATATTTGTATTTATCGTATGGAGAAGCATCGGACTTCCCGAACCCACGGAAATACAATATGACATAGCTGAAACGCTCATGAACACACCTAATGACCGATTCATCATAGAAGGCTTTCGAGGAGTGGCAAAATCATTCCTTACATGTGCCTATGTAGTATGGAAACTGTGGAAAGACCCACAACTCAAAGTATTGGTAGTATCGGCAAGTAAAGACAGAGCGGATGCAAACGCAATATTCATAAAAAGAATAATACTTCTGATAGACTTCCTTGACATACTCAGACCGCAAAAAGGACAAAGAGACACACAAAACTTATTTGACGTAGGCTTGGCAATACCCGACATATCACCATCGGTAAAATCGGTAGGTATCACAGGACAGATTACAGGCTCACGTGCAGACCTCCTTATTGCCGATGACGTTGAAATACCGAACAACTCAAGTACACAAACACAAAGAATGCAACTCCAAGAACGTGTAAAAGAATTTGATGCCGTATTGAAACCGAAAGGACAGATAATATACCTCGGCACACCGCAAAACGAAATGTCATTATACAACGAACTCACAAAAAGAGGATACAAAAAACGTATATGGACAGTACAATATCCAAGCACAAAAAAAGAAAGAGAAAACTATGGAGACGAACTTGCACCGCTCATTGCCGAAAGATACGACAACGCACCGCAAGCATATGCAGGACAACCTACCGACCCAACAAGATTTAACACGGAAGAAATAGCAAAAAGAAAACTGTCATATGGAAAAGCAGGCTTTGCACTCCAATTCATGCTGAACACAAACCTCTCGGATGCTGAAAAATACCCTCTGAAAATAAAAGACCTCATAGTCACCGACATAGACAACACAAAAGGCTCACTCAAATACTCATGGTGCAGCGAACGCTCACACAGACTCATAGACATACCGTGTGTAGCACTTAAAGGAGACTACTTCTACTCACCACTAGGCATGGCGGAAGAAACCGAAGAATACACAGGCTGTGTAATGGCGATAGACCCCTCTGGACGTGGTAAAGACGAAACAGCATATGCAATAATAAAATTCTTGAACGGATTCCTCTTTCTCGTAGAAGTCGGAGGATACAGACAAGGATATACAACGGAAACACTCACAGCCCTTGCACTGAAAGCAAAATACTACGGAGTAAACGAAATAATCACGGAAAGCAACTTCGGTGACGGTATGTTCGTACAACTCCTTAAACCGATAATAAACAAAATACACGCATGCTCCATTTCGGAAGTCAACAGCAGACAACAGAAAGAAAGAAGAATTATAGATACCTTGGAACCGGTACTCATGCAACACAGACTCATAGTCAACACACAAGTAATCATGGATGACTTCAGAGTATACGAACAAGACCCTGCATACTCACTCATATACCAAATGACAAGACTGTGCAACGAAAAAGGTGCATTGGCACACGATGACAGACTTGATGCATTGGCAATGGCAGTAGCACATTGGAAAGAAGTAATAGACAGAGATGCTGAAACAGGACTCAAAGAAAACCTTGACGCACTATTGGAAGCATGGGCAGACCCCGATATGGGTATATTCAACAACAACATGGAAGAACAGCAAATAAGACACAAACATATAAGAAATATGAACGACTACCGATAAAGCTAGATTTTATCGTGAGTTTAAGACTTTTACTTTACTGTATTAAAACTTTAAAGAACTAATTGTCGCACATGTCAGTATAAAGATACTAGACTCGCAGGGGGGATAAGTACTACCTATAAGTAACTATAAGTATACTATAAGTTATTCCTATAATTGACCTATAAGTATACTATAAGTAATTCTATAAGTATGTATCATTCCACCTTTAAATCTACTATCTTTTTCATCTTTTACCTCCTTTGTTAAGCATACTAAAAAGTACCTATATACTGACCCCATATAGGTACTAATAAAGTATGCATATGAAAATAAGAACATTATTTAAGAACAACATAAGAACAACACCATGAATAACATTAAGATGTTGTTGCTGTTGTTAGCCCTAATAAATAAACAAAGAAAGAGAAACAACAGATATGAACCACAATAAAAGAACAATAATAACGGTAACACTTGTTATTCTCCTTTTAGTAAGCCTATCGTCCATCTACGTAGGATACAAACTAGGAAAGACAAGCAGCAGAACCGATGAAATACAGACCACCAAAAGACAAACCACTTCATCAAAACATAGTGGAATACTCACACAGACCACAGCCATAAGTTTAACCGATAAAACAACACCTGAAGACCCCGATATAGAAATAAGTACCCCTATAACAGCAAAACTAAACGGAAAAACCTACCAACTAGCCTCGGTGAGAAATGGTGATTCCGAGAATACGTCAGTGCTAGATGAGAACAAATTAAGAACACAGAGGGTACAAGTAAAGAGCGAACTAGATATAACACCTGTGGTAGAAGAAATAGCGGAAGCACGTTATAAGAGAACCCATGAAATAGGAATAGGAATAGGCTACACCACAAACACCCTGACAATACCTATCTCCTACCAATACAACATGAGTGACAATAAAAAAGCAATAGAAGCAATAATACAAATAAACCCAAAAACATGTAAAATAGAAAACACTATATTGCTGTATAAACAAAAAATATAAATAGGCACACAAATGTCACAAAAAACATTGAAAATAACCTAAAAAACGAGAAACAT